GCGAACCAAACACGGTCAAAATCTGAAAGACCAAAAGTGTGGGTTCCACCGTCATCTTTAGATGCACCCCCTGCACCTGATGGATTCAGGTACAGATGGATAAGAGCTGAAGTTGTAGGCTTTCAAGACACTAAGAACGTAACGTCTCGACTTAGAGAAGGTTACGAACTGGTTAGAGCTGAAGAAGTTGAAAACTCATCTGATTATCCAGTCCTTGAAGAAGGAAAATACAAGGGGGTGATTGGGGTTGGCGGCCTTCTACTTGCGAAGGTACCAATCGAGATCGCGAAGCAGAGACAGGACTATATGACGAATCGTCATAAAGACCGAAACGAAGCCGTAGAAAACGATCTTATGAAGGAGCAGGATAAGAGAATGCCTATCAATGTTGATAGACAGACTCGTGTAACCTTCGGTGGTACAAAGAAATAAATTTTATTTCGTGGGTTAATCCCTATCATCGATTAAATAGTAATAAGGAGAAACAACTATGGCAAATGCTAGTACAACTGGTTTCGGACTTAGAGCTGCAATGAGATTAGGCAACACGCCTGCAATCGAAGGGCAGTCTTCGTACGCAATCAAAGACAACACTGGTGTTGGTCTGTTCAAAGGTAATCCTGTGTCTCTAGAAGATTCTTCTGGATCACAAGGTTATTTACAAGACGCAAGTTTCTCAACAACTGATGATACAGGTGGAGGCGGAATTGATTTCGCTTCTGGAACTGAAGCATTATTAGTTGGAGTGTTTAATGGTGCATTCTTCGTGGATAACACTACAAGCAAACCAACTTTCGCTAATTCAGTTGCTGCTGGACAGCGTTTTGGAACAAACCCAAACACTAACAGTACTGATGGTATCGGTTTCGTCAATGACGATCCACACCAAGAGTACATAATCAAAGCAGATGCTGCTGTAACAAGAGCAATGCACGGCCAATGTGGTAACGTGAATGACTTTACAGCGACAGATGCTAAAAATGGACAGTCGACTATTACATTAGACGTAGGTGCCTTAGCTGAAGATCACATGTTCAGAGTAGTAAGATCTGCAGAAGATCCAGAGAACGAAGATCTAACAGCTGCTGGTGCAAACATCGTTGTAGCATTCAACTCGTCTGCTAACTTGTATTTAAAATAGGTCAATAGGAGAATAAATTATGGCAATATCACGTAGTCAACTAGTTAAAGAACTAGAGCCAGGATTGAATGCACTATTCGGCCTGGAATACAAAAGGTATGAAAATCAGCATGCTGAGATTTATACTAACGAAACTTCAGACAGAGCTTTCGAAGAGGAAGTAATGTTATCTGGTTTCGGAAACGCACAAGTAAAAGGTGAAGGTCAAGGTGTATCATTCGATGATGCTCAAGAAACTTTCACAGCGAGATACTCACACGAGACAGTAGCTCTTGCGTTCGCTATCACAGAAGAAGCTATCGAAGATAACCTCTACGATAGACTTGCTGCTAGATACACGAAAGCTTTAGCAAGATCGATGAGTAACGCGAAACAAGTAAAAGCTGTTGATCCGCTTATCAATGGACTACCAAGTGGTTCATTCCAATCGGGCGACGGTGTAAGCTTGTTTAATACATCACACCCTACATTAGCGGGTACTTTTAAAAATACCCTTTCTGTAGCGGCAGACCTTAACGAAACTTCGTTAGAACAATCAATGATTGACATTGGTAAAATGACGGATGAGAGAGGTCTTAAAATTGCAGCAAGAGGAGTGAAAATGATCGTTCCTTCTGAGCTTCAGTTTACAGCTGAGAGATTGATGAAGTCTCAAGGTAGAACTGGAACAGCTGACAATGATATTAACGCAATCGTATCTATGGGTATGGTTCCTCAAGGTTATAGAGTGAACAACTACCTAACAGACACAGATGCGTTCTACATCATTACAGACGTACCAAATGGTATGAAAATGTTCACAAGAGCTCCATTAACAACTGCAATGGAAGGTGACTTCGATACTGGTAACGTAAGATACAAAGCTAGAGAAAGATACTCATTTGGTGTATCTGACCCTAGAGGTATTTTCGCGTCTCCAGGTGCGTAATTCGTATTAAAAGAAAATTAAAAGGGGGCTTTCGGGCCCCCTTTTTTTATGGTAGAGAAGAGGTAATCATGAAGACATTTCGAGTACAGATTAGAGCGTATGGATATCGCGCGGACTTTCATATTGTGGCTGAAAGCGAAGGTAAAGCTTTTGAAAATGCACTAGTTGACAAACTAGGAGAAAATGCTATAGTCTGGGAAAAAGATGGATTTAGTGATTCGTCTAAATTATGGATAACCTATGAGGAGACCATAGATGCAAATACAAGTCAGAGACCTTTACAAACAGAAGAGGAGTCTCGAGACAGAGTGGGCGGTGCATCAGCGTGACAACCAAAGATACACTTTGGACATGGTCAGGATTGACAACAAAATTAGAGAAGTT